CTCTGTAGGACGGTTCGGAATCGCACAGAAAAATCAAGCCCCCCGTCACCCGATCAGCCTCAGTTGCGGTTCGCCACTCGCCCCGCGCACCGAATTGCACTGGAAGTGCGCCGCTCTTACGTTGGCCCTCGTGTGTGAGCCCCCGAACACCACTGGAATGATGTGGTCAATAGATGGCGAGAGCGGGTGAGGAGCGCGCGCATCACACTTGATTGGCTTCAGGCACAGACCACAACACCAGCCATCGCGCTCAAATATTTCTTTTCTGGTGAAGCGCTCGACCGCAGTTACTGAGAGGCGTCTGCCCCTCTTCAATTTCTGAATTGCGTGGTATGGCCGGGCATCGCGAAGTTCCCCTTCGTGGTGTCATGCGGCCGGGTGTTAGCGCACGCCGGCCGCATCTCCAATTCTACCACTCCGCTCACTTGCATCCCTTTCCCTGGTTGAAGCTCGCGCACACCGTCCGCAAGTTCCTCATGTCAGTGTCGCTCCCGCCTGCGACGTGCGGCCGGATGTGGTCAACGTGGTGGTGCTTCGGGTGTGGGCATGGCTGGCCGCACATGACGCAGCGGTGACCGTCGCGCTTGAGGACGGCAGGCACGGTGACGGTGGACCATTGCCAGCCGCGGCTATTGCCGGCTCTAGTCACTTCATCGCCTCCAACACTATCGCCGCCGCCTCACTGAGCGCAGCCGCAGGGGAATGCCCTGAACCTCGCGTCTTGAGGATTTTCCCTGATTCGTCCAACCCTTCGATGGTGGCAAGGACATCCTCGGCAGGATCTGAGTTGCCGGTGTCCCAGACGAACGACATCTGGTCGTAGCCCCGTTCCCGTAGCACTGGCACCACATCGCGCACCAAAGCGTCCATGCTGCGTTCGTAGTCGTCAGGAACGTCGTGGCGGCCGGTTTCGGGATTGATGAGCAATCCACATTCGCCGTTGAACGAGCAGACTCCACGGGCACCTTCACATCGCTTCCACCCCAGAGCCACGGCCAGGCGCTCATTGACGTTCATGGTTGGCCTCCCAAGGGCAGCAGCCGGTCGATTTCAGCCAGGAGATCGTACCTACCGCTGGTCGGTGGGGAGGCAATCACAAACGACGACGCACGTTCCAGCGCCGCCCGGAGTTGCGCTATCTCCGCGTCCTTGGCAGCGATGGTGGCGAGCGCCTTGTCGAACAGCGCCCATTGCAAAAACTGGAAGCGCCGCCGCGCTCCGCTGTGTTCGGCATTTTCGAAAGTTGGCTCCTCCGAGTATCGCCACGCCGAAATGTCGAGTTCCTTGCGGACGTGCGGAACGGCGGCGAGGTCGCGCAATTCGTCCAACTCCTCGGCGCTCAGGGGTTGCGGGTCAGTCACGGGTTGCCTCCTGTGGCACGAATTCAACTCCTGTCCAGATACGCACTGGAACCCGTGTTAGGCCCAACAGACGCGCTGCCGCGAGGCGGTGGTTGCCGTCGATAACAAACCATTCGAGATTAATGACCAGCGGTTTGCGGATGCCATACTCACGAATGCTGGCGAGAATGGCATCGAAACGACTATCGCCCGGCATAACTCCTGCATTTGGGGGCCACTGACACCGCAGTAGGTGCGGCGGCATGAGGATTGATGTGGCCTCAACGTCGCCTACATGGCCGGTGCTTAATTCCAAGGCTGTCTGAGTGTGCATCAGCCTTGCCTCTTCCCCAAAACTACCCGCGTTGCCTTGATCTGGTCTCGTGTGAGCGCATGTCCAGTAGGCGAGAGCGATTCGTAGTCGTTCGTGGCCTCCATCCATTCCAGCGCGTCGGCCAGCGCCTGCCGCATCTGGGAAGCCTCCAAAGCCATCTGGCAGAGAGACCGCAGATCTTCTCGGCTGACGAAGTAGTTGCGGTCGTTACGAGCCTCGGCGTCCTTAATTTCCAAGATGCGGGCCGGGGTAAGTTCGGCGTTCAGTGGTTTCGGGTCAGTCACGGGTTGCCTCCGGGTACAGGCTGGTTCGGCTGATAGCGCGTCACGGGCATTCACGGTTCTCTCGGCCAACCATTCTTGAGCGGCCTTTCTCGCAACTGCTCGCTTGTGTTGAGTCGGCTCACTCACTTTGGTTGCCTCCTCATACTCAGCCAGCGCCGCCGCGAATGCTGCCATCAGTTCGTCCTCAGTCACCATGTGAACCACCTCCCCGATTTGCCACGGCCCGCGTGAGAATCGTTGTGCCCTTCGTGGACTTCACAGCGAACCATCGAGCGCGGCCCGCGCTTTGACTTGCACCGCACCTCTTCCGTCCACGCTGGCGCATCCACCAAGACAATTGGCCTCTTGAGTTCGTCCTCAGTCATCACGGGCCTCCTCTACTGCTGCTACCAAAGCGTCGTGTTTGTCGTGCATGATCGTCCGCAGTTCGTTCCACTTCAGGGAGCCAGCACCTTCGCCATAAACGGCCTTTCGCGCCTCGACGTACGCCACCGCCGCCTTCAGTACAGGCAGGAACGTGGGGAAATCGTTTTGGGCAGCAGCATCGGCGACGGCCTCAGCCCTCTCCCGCTCTCCTCGAAGCATCGCGTTGTCCTGAAATGGCTCACGCGCACGCACCAGATAGTCGTGGTACTCAGCCCGCAACCAGCGGGCCATGGCGGGGCTGATGGGGCTTTCGCCTGTCTCCCAGCGGCGGACGGTGCGAAGGTGCACGCCGACCACGGCGCCGAGATGGGTCTGTGTCCAGCCTTTCGCCTCCCTGGCCGCGCGTAGTTCGGCTGGTGTCATTGTTGGGGCTTGCGCTAGTTCCTCGATACGGTCACTCAGCATGGCGCAACCAACTATCGAACAGGGCGGTTGGGTTCTCGCCCATGTTGAACTCCCTGGGCGGGCGGCGGTCGAACTTCACCATGTGCCCAAACGCCCAACTGCCGACGATGACACCACCTTGCGGCCCAGCACCCATGTCAGCCGTCACGCGCTGGCCCTTCTTGAATTTGCGAATGCCCTTGGTCTCTGTGCTCATTGCTTACCTCCAAACTCCTTGTTCACAGCCCGAGCGCCTTTCCGGCCGCCGTCACCACCACGCCCTCGGAACTGTCGAACGCCGGGCGCTTCCGTCTCTGTTGGATCTCGCGCCTCACGCCTTGCCGACGGCCATCACGCGGGACTTCCCGGCCGGGCCACTCGTCCAGGCGATACCCGCGCGTCGGGGTGCCTTCGATGACGGTGTAGCCGAACTCCCGCCGCAGATAGCTGATGTAGGCAACGACGCTTCCCGGAGCAAGGCACGCAGCATCGGCCAGCTCAGCGACCGAAAGGTGCCGGGCGTTGGCGCGTTCCATCGCGCGGACCATCTCGAAGTGACGCCAGGTGATGCGATTCGTCATGCCGACGCCGCCTGTTCCTGCCCCTTCGGGATCACCTCGTAGTAACGCCCGCCTCGCTGCCAGCTCATGCGAAGCGGCACCATGCCCGTCATGCCCTCCCGGTTCTTGAACACCTCGAGGCGGACATACTGCGAGCCTCCACCTGCGCGGTCGGTCAACGCCTTCTCATGCGATAGCTCGATCCAGTCGTTCGAGCCCGGGTTCCACTCGACCGGCTGGAGGAACATCAGGACATCGGCGTCCTGCTCTTTCGCGCTGCTGTTCTTCAGTCGGCTGGCCTTCGAACGCTTCACCAGCGAGGAATCACGCGACAGGTGCGAGACCGCGACGATCGGCACCGCGAGGTCTTCCGCGAGGCCCTTCAGGTCGCCCATGAGTTCCTCAAGGTCGTTGGCTTTCGAGCCCGAGCCTTTGCCCGCGACATGGTCGATGTGGTCGAGCAGCAGGACATCGAGGCCGAACTTGGACTTCACGCGACGCGCTTCGAGCCGCATAGAGGTGAACGCCTGGCTGCCGGCGTGGAAGTGGACGTTCGCGCCGAGTTCCTCGAACCACGCCAGGGCCCGCATGACTTCGGCGCGCTCTTCCGCGAGGTAGTGCCCGCGGGCTCGGGCTGCCTGGGGGTCGACGCCTGCCTCGATGTACGCCAGCCGTTTCCCGACCGAGCGCCGTGTCATCTCGGACGAGAAGATGATCAGCCGCGACATCGCGCCGCCGAGTTTCCACAGCAGGTTGTGACAGAACAGGCTTTTCCCGACGCTCGTTTCGGCCGCGAGGATGTAGAGGTTTCCGGGCTGCAGGCCGTCGAGCAGGAAGTCGAGCGACTTGTAGCCGGTGGGGATGCCGAGCAGGCGCCGCGGGTTCTCCAGGTGCGACATGATGGCGTCGTTCAGGCCGCCCTCGTACAGGACCTCCGGCGCCGTCTGCGCACGCTGGGCGTTCGGTGCATCGCGGCCGATCCGCATGAGGTCACCGAGCGCACCTTCGAGGATTTCCGGGGCTTGTTTCTCGCCGGCGTACGCTGCCCTCAGGGCCTGTTGCGCTGCCCGGATGATGTCCCGGCGGGCTGCGGCCTCACGGACGATTTCGGCGTAAAACACGGCGCCGATCGAAGTCGGGAGGCGACGGATAACGTCGTGCAGAAATGTCTGCCCGCCGATGGTTTCGAGGCGGTCTTTCGACGCCAGCTCGTGTGCGATGGTGACGGCGTTCACACCGGCCCGGCCATCGCGCTGGTAGACCGTTTCGACGGCATCGAGCACCCAGCCGTGCTTCTCGCGGAAGAAGTGCGCGGGCCTCACGACAGCGGCGATCGCCGGGATCTGGTCAGGGTCCACCATCGCGGCGCCGAGGACGGCTTCTTCGGCTTCGATGTCATGCGGCGGGAGGTCGTCGAAGTCGCTCATCGCAGCACCGCCATGAGTTGTTTGCCGATGTACTCGGTGTAGGCAGGCGGGATGGCCTGCGAGAGTTCGGGCTTCGACATCCAATCGATGTCCAGGGCGAGTTCGCCGTCATGCTTCTTGAACTGCCCCCCTGCGACCGTGACGATTGGCTGCTTTGTGCCCCATGCGCCAGCGGCGGAGCCATTGTTGAGGGTTCCCTTGCGGCGGTCGTTGATCATCCGACCATGGCCGATCACCGCCCGGTGACGTTCGTGTGGCAATCCCCACATGAACGCGCTCGTTTCAAACAGGCGATGCCGATAAACCGGAAGCCCAAACGAGAGGCCGCAGAGCATCACACCCGCCAGTGGCGCATCCTCGACATTCTCCATTACCCAGGGAGCGGCCTGCCCTTGAAGCCTCTCCCGCATAGGATCGATCAAGAGCGGGTAGTTTCGCCCCTTCAACCAGGGAAGATGGCGCAGGCGGCTATATCCTTGGCACGGTGGGCTGGCGTGGATGGCGTCGAACCCCTCCAGCGGCCACGTCATCGCGTCCCCCTGGTGGAACTCGAACGGGTAGTTTTTCTGCGGCTTAATGTCCACGCCCACCACTTCAAAGCCCGCACGGTGGTATCCCATCGCGGCTCCGCCAGCTCCACAGAACAGGTCCAGCAATTTCGGCTTCATTCGTCCTCGGCCTCAGGCGGTGTTTCGCCGGGGATCGGCGCCATCATGTCCCACACGTTGCGCAGCTTGAACTCGGGCTCGGGAGGGCGTAGCGGCACGGGCTCGGGGCGCGGTGCCCAGCCGTCTGCCTGGTAACGCCGAAGGATCGCTTCCGTGTAGCGCCACGCCTTCGCGCCGTTGGCTCCAGTCTCGGCAATGGCCTTCACGAGCGCCGCTTCAGGCAATTTCTCCAGCCACGAACCGAACGAGTCTCCGAGCGAGGTCGTCGGTCGTGCCCCTGTCGCGTTCTCCCACGAACGACAAAGCCTTGCGATCGCATCGTCCCTCTCCCCCTGCACCCCCTCTCTTTCAGAGAGAGAAACAGAAGGAGAAGCAGATAAGAACAAATTGCCAGCAATTTGTTCGCCGCTTGCTATCGTTTTGCCATTCTTTTCTGTAGCAATTTGCCATCGGTTTGCTGCGCCTTTGCTACCGGCTGAACGTCTCTCTTCCGAGACTTGAACGGCCTTCTCTTTGGAACGGTTGTGCTTCAGGTAGTCATGGACGTACCAGCCGTCCGGGCGCGTTTCCCAGAGCTTCGCGGCCACCAGTTCGTCGCTGATCTTGGCGTTGCCGTCGAGCAACAGGAGTGTCGAGGCGGGCACGAATCCGTCTGTCTTGTTGAGGCCCGCGTAGCAAATAGATGAGAGGTAGGTCCACCGCGCCGGGACGGAAACGGCCCGCACCTTGGGGTTCTGGGGGAGCGTGTCATCGATCTTCACCCAGGTCATGGGCGCGCCTCTGATTGTTCCAGAGCGGTTTCAGCGAGTTTCAAGCGCCACCTCTCAATGAGCGCAAGGGCACACGCCCGGCAATAGAAGGCGCCCGCCTCAAAGCATCTGTCACCGTCCACGCTTGCGACGAAACTCTGGTCATCGGCGACGGCTGCCCAGCAGGAGTCGCACGACAGCCAAGCCCGGCCGTTGCGGTCAATCCAAGAGAATGATTCCTGATTGCGGGACATTAAACAGCCCCCTTTCTGGCTTCCGAATTGGGGTTGCTGAGACCTTCGATGCGGAGTTGCAGCCAGAAGAGGGGGCGACTTTGAAAGGTAGGGGACGTGCCATTCGGTGGCAACTCCAGTTCGAAAATCTCAGCCCCTACAGGATAGGTCGATTCGGCCATACCGCCAACGCGAATGCTCATATCTGAACCGCCTCCCCATCGAGCGCGCCGTGGCCCACGCCGTGCATCCACTCAGCAAAACCCCCGCCGATCTGCCAGCCTTCTGGCGTCACCGGCTCGCGGGGCAACGTGGCGTTCAGAAGGTCGCGAAGGTTAATAGCGCAGCTACGGCACCAGCGTTGCCGGTCGTTGATCCACGTCCCGCTGGCGCCGACGTTGGCGCTGCATGTGCCGCAGGGTTGTGAGGCGTAGAAGGGGGTTGGGGCGGTCATCCGCGCACCGCCACGAGCTGCCCGTTAGAGCGCCAGTTGTGCGCGGGGCAGACGACGATGTTGGTCATGACGCGTTCGATGCGCCAGCCGTCGCCGGGAATGAGGCCCTGTTGGGCGCTATCCGTGACGGCCCGGCAATGTCGGACTTCGCAGCGTAGGAGCGTCATCCTTCCCCTCCTGTTTCGAACCAGCCCCAGCCCCAACACAGCCGACAGGCGCGGTTGTGCCGAACGTTGGGCGTCAGCCAGCGCGATTCGCGGCCGGAACCTAAACACCTGGGGCAGGTCATGACGCCACCGTTCCCTTCGCGTCACGGTCGTAGGCGAGCCTTTCGTCTTCTTCAGCCCGGTAGCGATTAACGCTCCGGGTTATGGCGGTCGTGGCACGTTCAAGGCGCCGCTTCACGTCCAGCACGCGGCAGCGATCACCGGCCCCGTTGCGCCGCAGGTAGGCGATCTGTTGGAGAGCTTCTTGTGCCTCCGATTCGCACGCCTTGAGGTCAGCTAGATACAACCTGAATTCCGCAGCCAGCGGGCGCCGTGGCTTGGCGACTCGCGCCTTCGCCGGGGTGGAAGGTGGAGTTTCGGGGAGCCTCAAGCGCGGGCAATCACACTGAGCGCACGGCATCGTCCCGAAAGCGTTGTGGTAGTCGGCGCGATGCCCGCAGCGGACACAAACGGCGGTTTTCATGACGCCAGCTCCAATCCCATGAACTCGACCTCTGCGTAGACGCCCGGTGGGCGCTCTGGCGTCCTCATAACGGCATAGCCTGTTGTTTGTTCGGGCTACCGATCGGACGCCCTTTTGGCCGACAGTTCGAACATCGCGTGTATTCGCGGCGCGAGACCGGCCCGTCGCACATGTCGCACTTCGCTGCCGGACGGAGGTCACTGGCCTTCGGGCGCACCCTTCGCGGAGCCGACTTGCATTCGTCCGAGCAATACCGTTGCGCTGCAATTTCTCGCTTGAACTCTGTGTCGCATCGCGGGCAGACAGCGGGTTTGAGGTCGCGGTTGTAGAGCACCCTGCGGCATTCGACCGAACAGGTTCTCGGAGGATTCTGGACGGTCGCCAAACCTGATCGCCGGAAGTCCTTAGCGCAGACCTGGCACGAAAACAGTCGTGCGCGGTCGAGTGTGCTTTCGGTCTGGCAGAAGGCGATTACCGTGCGAGGCCGCTCGCGGTCCAGCTCCATGAAAGCCGCCTGGGCCGTGACGTAGCAATCGTCGCTCCAGACCTTCGCATGGGTCGCAGCGTCCATTACCAGCTTCATCAGGTTGTCTGCGTCGATCCGCTGGAAATTGGGCCTGTAGAAGATAGCGACGATGGCAACGCAGCCCGCAAGGCTGACGCCTCGCAGTGTCTGCTCGAATCGTTCCTGGACTACTTTTTCAGCCGCGACAGTCTTCGCGGGCGTGTAAGTGTGGCCGGTCTTTCGCGCGTACCGAGCGCGGCTCTTGGAAATCGGCGCACCTTCGACCACGAGGGACCACATCTGATCCGGGTCAACATCGTGGCCAATGAGACTCCGCAGTTTCTCAAGGCCGAGCGATACATCGGCGGGCCGCTCAAGTAGCGGCTGCTTGGTGAGGATGCGAAGCGGGGGGATTACAACGTTGCTCATTTTGTTTCCTTGGAGGTGAACGCCACCATTGAGCCTTGCGCGACCGGCGTGCCGAGGACGGTGAAGCGAATCATGCGACCACCCGCCCGGTCTGCTCACGCAACGCCGCGATGGTCTCCTGTGATGGCGTCCAGAGGCCCAGCCGGCCTGTTTCGGGGATCGGTTGGGCCAGCGGTTGGATGCGGTCGAAGATCCAGGCGAACCGACCATCGGAGTAGTTCCCGAAGAAGAGTTCACGGTCGAACAGTTGGTTGCGGATTCGGGCGGTCGGAACGACATCAGTGAGTATTCCGACCGCCACAATGCAGCCGCGCGGGAACCACTCCGGTTCGTGCTTGATGTAGGCGTAAGCCTCGGTCAGCGCGAACTCTTTGGCCCAGACGGGGAAGCCCTTGGACGCGTGGATAGCAATCGGCCCGCGCATCGCGGTTGACCAGCTACGCGTCTCCACACGTTTCAACCCGAGCGCCATCGCGGACGCCCACGGCTGCATCAGGGAAACGGCCGTCCGCACTTCCACCGTCGTTACTCCGCTTCCGGCAGTTCGTCGTCGAAGCCGGGAAGCGGCGGTTCAACGCGCGTGTCGACGGGGACATCGACGGCCTCGCCGTTCGCGTCGTAACCGACGGCGGTGACTTCCGATTTCTCAACATCATTTGATGCGCCGAAATCGGAAGCGCTAACTGACTCGGATGCTTGAGCGGGTTCCTGGACTGCTGTTCGTGCCATCTGTCTTTCCTCTCCGGTTGAGTTGGTGGCCGGGGCGTTGGTTCCCCACCCCTGAGAAACCGTTACGCCTTCTGCCTTCACGGAGGCGTCGAGCTCGCGCTACGCCCCGGCCTGCGCGGCGTCAGGTCAGTGCGGGCTACTGAGGCGTCCCGTTCATTGCGAACTCAATCGCTGCGTCCGCCATCGTCTCGAGCGTCGCGCCCGGGTTCGCCTTCAGCCATGTGTCGATAAGGTCCGGGAAAGTCTCCTTGGTGCACTCGGCGCCGAGGAACCCTGAGAGGTCCGCGAGCGCGATGGCCCGCTTTTTCAGCACGTCGTTGAGGTCGTTGGCCGTCCAGGTGAACGGGATTTCGCCGGTCTCGGGGTCGAGATTGCGGGCTTCACCTTCGATGACGTTGGACGGTTCGGCACGTTGGCTCTTGCGCGTCGGTTGTTTGATAGGCGCCGGCGGATTGAACGGCTCTCCGGCCTGTTCCATCTCCACGTCCGCATACATGCCGCTGAGTTCCTGCGGGAACGCCTTGCGCAGCGCCAGGACTTCGGCGCACTTCGCGATCATGACGTCGGGCATTGAGCCCCAGAGTCCCTGCGGTTTCCCGTCCCGTGACATCTGGACGTATGAGGACATGGTGGCGACGCCCCAGACCGGTTCGTCGAAACCGTGCCGGAGAACCCCGACCTTCGCCGCGGCGGGAGCCTTCGTGCTGAGCCACACGTCGCGCCATTCGCCATCGTCACCGCACCAGAACGGCCCGCGCTGCCCGGCATACTCGCCCGTGCGCTGTGCAATCAGCCGGTAGCCGTCGACACCGGTCTGAATCGTCATCGTGGGGACCCATTTGTCGCCGTCCTTGGCATTCCGCATGACCGCGTAAATCTGCTTGGCGAACGGGTTCAGGCCCGTGCGCTGGGCGACTTCGCAGAAGAGCTGGAACTGTTCGTCCGTCGTGCCCTTCGCGATGGTGGCCTTGAGGAGTTCGAGCTGCGTCTGCGTGAAGCGAAGTTCGGTGACTTCGCGCGGCGTTTCGTTTACGAGCGTGAGTGCTTGTGACATCGGTTACCTTCCCCTTCGGATGCTTTCTTCGTTCCAGACGCGCACGCCCGGGATGTTCGTTCGGCCCTTGAGCGCCTTCACGGTTCGCCCGATCGCCACGCGGTCCGCCACGAGGTACTCGCGCGGCAGCCTGGATTCGTCCTCGATTTCGAACGTCCAGTTGTCCACCGTCTGAATGCCCTGGACGCGGTTCGGCATGGCGCTCGGCACGATGGCGGGTTGCATCGTCTCGGCTTCTCGGATCAGCGCGTCTGCTGTTTCCGGCAGTCCGCGGGCTTCGGCTTTCTCGGCCTGTTTCGCCAGCCGTGCCCGTTCCTTCTCTTGCTGTTCGCGTAGCCGGCGCTGCTCTTCCTGTGCGCGGAGTTCGGCCTGCCGCTTGAACGCGCGGATCTTGTTGGCGATGGCATCGGCGGCGCTGTCGGCGGTCGTGATGACGGGCTTCCAGCGCGCATCCACGTCGCGGCCGGCCTGAAGGTGCGGCTCCTTCTCGGCCACGCGGGAGCGTTCGTGTCCGTCGCGTTCGCGCTTAATCTCGTTGAAGAGGTCAGAGGCAGCCGCGAGGTCCTCGGCGGTTTCGATCGTGAGGGCCTGGGCCTCACGCAGCCGTGCGGAGACGGCAGCGAGCAGCGCGATGGTATCGATCGTGGGCGTGGTCATGCTGTTTTGAGTTCCCTTCGTTTGTTGGCGCGCCGCTCTCGACTACGCTCCCGAACACAGGCACGGCAATGGCGCCTGCCATTCCACCGATGGGTATTTTCCGAGTCGTAGGAGTGACCCTGCGGGCAGTGCGTTTTGGCTCGGTTTTGCTTTCCGTCTTCGCCCCGGAGCGTGTTCTCCTGCTGCGTGACAGGTTCCATGTGCCCCGTGTTGACGCAGTGGCGAACCCGACAGAGATGGTCGATGTGGAGTCCGTCTGGGATTGGGCCCACTAGGAGTTCATAGGCGAAACGGTGAGCGCGGACCATTTGCCCGCCTGACCAGAACTGCCCGTAGCCGCTGTCGTTCTGCCCTGCAGTCCATGGCCAGCATGGGCCAAGCTCCGGGCGGAAAACGGGAACAGGTCCATCCTGATTAACCTTCGCCCAGAACCGACTTTCAAGCGTATTTGGCACGCCAGGCCTCCAAAGTGGATTGGCTCTGAGGGTCGTCTGGGTTGAGCAGCGCAAGGAACGCGCCCCAATGGGCCGCAACGTCGTGCGCATCGAATCGGTAGGTGCCATCCCGCCTCAGCCACACGGAACAGGCCGAGCGGACGCGGTCAGCAGCCGGCGTCGTCTCGTTGTATGCCTTGCAATAGGCCGATACCTGGATGGCCGTCGCCGGGTGCAGCACCGCCGTGGTTTTCTTCTCCACCATGATCCGCCGTCCGCGCATGGTGCCGATGCAATCGACGGTCCCGGCGTATCCATGCCGCGGCGAGTAGACGCGGACCTCGGAGCGTTCCACCACGAACCCGGACTCGTCTCGGAAGCGCTGCCACGCCTGGACGTAGGGCAGGATCTCCGGGTCGATCGATTCCTCGTCGAGGTCGCCGTCGTCGTAGAACTCAGTCGCCAGGTGGACGGCAGTCCCACGGTCGGCCGCATGGTTGAGGACGCCATTGGGGACGCCCGAGTAGTCGATCAGTGGTTCGAGGACCTGCGTCACCGATGGGATGCGCCGGCCGTCGAAGTAGTAGGCGTGGGCGGTGGGCTCGAAGGTCAGGCCACGGAGTTCGGTCGTGGTCATGAGGCCAACCTCACCGGCGGTTGCCATCTAGGTCGCCCTAGCGCTCGGCGGCGAGCATCAACAATCCTTCCTCGCGCCCGCCGGCATACGAGGCAGTACCGCTTGTTTCGTGGATCGGTGTAGGTGTTGTCAGCAGTGAGTTCGTGACCGCGTAGGCAGTGGGTTTGTACCGCCTGGCGGGCAGCCGGAGAGATGCCGCGTAGGACATTAACCCGAGTTGTTACCGGCTCAAGATGTGAAGGGCGAACGCAATTGCGAACCCGGCAAAGGTGGTCAAGATCGAGGCCGGACGGGATCGGTCCAACCAACCAAAAGTAGGAGATTCGGTGAGCGTAGTACCGCCTGTAGTCGATGCCGATGCGCCCATACCCGAAGCCGTTGGTGTTCCCCTTCCAAAGCCAGCAGGAGTCGCTACTGTCGCCCTTTGCTACCTGGCCCCAGAACCGTGCCGTTCTCTCGGGAGTTGCCTCCGGCAGTGGATGTCTAATCATCGTTCCGCCCCAGCCGTCGTCCGAGGTAACAGCCCCAGAGCCCCGCGATGCCGATGGCGATGATGCCTGCGATCTCAATCACCGAGTCGCTCCCTTTCTTCGCGCACGGCCAGCTCCCACGAGTCGGGTTCGTCGTCGCCTGGCGTGCAGATAAAGCACTCGGCGCAATCAGAGCACGGCCCGTAGCGGTCGAGGCACGCGCACTCTTCCGGGATGTCGAGGTTGGCCGCTTCGAGGCGGCTGAGGGTTTCGGCGTTGCTCACGAGGCTTGCCTTTCCCTGATGCGGCCGGCCCAGCTGCGCACGTTATCGGACGAACCCCAGGCGCCCGACGGCACGTCGTTGTAGAGGTAGGCCACGATGTGCGGCAGGTTTTCGATCGCGCCCTCATCGCCACGCGCGACCGCCTCCTTGAGGTCATTGCTCATGACGGCCGTGAGGAACCCGCCCGGCTGGTAACCGTGAAGGACGAACGAATCGATGCTTTCCTTGAAGCGGGTCTGGATCAGCCGTCGATCGGGCATCACGCGACACCTCCGGGCACCGGCAGTTGGTTGCCGTTCAGCAGCCAGTCGTATTCGCGCATGAGCTGGCCAAGGACGGTGTTCGGGGTGAAGTCGCCCTGAAGGCTCAACGCCCCGATGCGCCCGGCCAGGTGCCGCCCGGCTTCCTGCTCGAAAAAGTTGGCCCGCAAGAACTCCACGTATGAGCGGTCGCCGCCCATGAGTTCGTCGATTTCGTCCGCGTGGCTGCGATGCCGCGCCCGGAACGGGATAGGTTGGTCTTCGAAGAGGGGTGTTGGCTCAGCGCCCATGTGTGCTAATCTCCATGTGTTCATTCAGCGGCTCTTGGTTCGCAGCCCCGGCATTGCCTTGTCGGGGCTGCTCTGTTCTCACCCGTTCTGTGATGCGCTCCCTCCTCGTGAACTTGACCGGCTCACTCGCCGGGCAGACGCCTTGATTGCGGCCTGCTCGCGTTCCATCTCGCGGATTTCGAGCAGCGTGGGGTTCGGCTTTCGGCCACCCTTGCGCCGCCAGCGGTTCAGTTGCGCCGGGCCGTACTTGGCCAGGGTGACGGCATAGCCACGTGCGCCGGCTTCGGAGCGGGAGACGACGTTCATGACTGGCTCGGTTCCGGGTAGTGGACGAACACCGTCGGGCTGTCGAGGACGCCGAGCGGGGTGTCACCCCAGAGTTTTGAGGCGATCAGGAGTTCCACTTGGCGGGTAGATTCCCGAATGCCGATTCCCATGAGGACGGCATCGGTGGGCAGTGGGTTGGCAACGCTGAAGGTGCGGCGTAGATCGCCCGGATCCTTCAGGAAGTCAACGAACACATCCCCGGCCACTAGGAGCGTTCGGAAGTCGTGGTCTTCGCGCGTCACCGGATCACCCGGAAGTACAGGTACGACGTGGGCTTATCTGGATCAGTGCGCCTGCGGACTAGCCCATCTCTCACCATGCGACGCAAGGAACCCTTCGTCTCCGGCAGCGAAAGCCGAGTCCACTGCGCCAGCAACGGAGCCGTGAATCCTCGCTCTGGAAGCGAAGCCGACATCACTTTGAGGATGACGAGGTCACGCTGACGTTGTTCGACGGTCATGGCCGCACCCACTGGATGAACGCCACCCAGAAGGCCAGCGTTGCCCCGAGGAGGCCGAGTTGAACGAACGTCCAGCGAGTCACCGGATCACCGCCAGCACCGCGCAGACGGCGAACCATGTGCCGGCGCCGATGCCGAGCGCGGCGAACCCGATGCCAGTCAGCAACGAGCCCAGCGCGTGACGGTCGGCGGCAGTGACGGGGGCCGGGGGCTTGGGGGTGAAGTCAGTCACCGCGGAACCTCCCAGAGATGCTGGTGACGTGTGCCCGGCGTCCCTCGGCCCGCTCACGGAGCAGGAACTCGCGCAGTTGGTCATAGGTCGCAAATCGGCGCAGGCGGTTGTCGATGACGGCGGTCACGAGGCTTTCTTCGCATCAAGGATAGCGCGGGCCAGGACGTGGATGCGGATGTAGGCGGACACAGGCCGATCATCGGCCCGCGCCCCATCCTTCAACAGTGCATACTCCGCTTCCGTCATGCGAAACGTAACAACTCGGTCTCTTTCATCAGCCATGCGCGTAATGTACGCGGGAGTAATACCACTGTCCAGTAGGTAATCGCGACAAATTAGTGGCGAGTTTCGCAGGGAAGGCCGGGAGTCGCGCAACGTCGAGACGTTCCATGCGCTGGACGCGGGAGTGCGACCGTTGCGGCGGGCACAGAGAAGCCGCTGATCGCGACTGGAGAGAGAACGATCAGCGGCTCTTGCGGGGCCGGAAACCTGGTGGCGGGGTGAATCATCCTTTCGGGTTTGATTCTTGGAGTCCGGCCCCTGGGCCTTCCGGGCGTCGAGTTACCCGGTCGGCTTGTGCAGCGAGTCCCAGACGCCTTCACCGAAGCCGACAGCCGCCATAAAGACGCCCGCCCAGGCCACGAGGATTTCGTTGGGGACTTCCGGCCAGAGGAACCCGGCAGTCAGGGTCGCGGCGGTGTTGATTGCCGCCGCGAGAGTTCGAAGGCCGATGCGGGCGCCGGGAGTGTTCATCGCCGTCTCGCTTTCGTGTAGCTCAGCGGGATGACCACCAGTGCCAGCCCGAAGGTCAACGCGATGAGGAACACCGCCGCGGCGCTTAGTCGGTCGTCATGGGCACGCTGTTGCGCTGGTGAATCGCCCGTGTTCGGTGGCTTCGGGGTTGAGGATGCGCCGGGCACGGCCGTCTTCGTTGGCGCGATGGTCGATGTAGGCGTTGAGGTAGGCAGCTCCACGGGGCCAGTCGTACTGGTGACCGGTGGCGAAGTCGGCACTGGCGTCGGGGTTGCCGGGCACGCCATGTTGACGGTAGTGGCGCGGATGATGGCGAGGTTGAACAGCGCGGCGTTCGAAACGTCCCCGCAGTTGTCCACGATTCCACCGACGGTTACGAACTTGAGGCCGTCAGTATCGACGCCGGCCAGGTCCCGAGCTGGGACAATGAAGGGCTGGCAATCGAGTTTCGTCCGGTTCGGCAGCAGTGACGGTGCGAGCGAACATCCGATGGTGTCTTCCACGATGGCCCAATCGGCGCCCGCGGGAAGGGTTGATTGCACGGTCTGCGAGTTCGAGTCAGCGTCACCCGCGTTGCTCACGGCCAGCGTGAACTCCACGTAGTGCGCGTCGATCGTTGCGACGTTGCTGTACGTCAGGATGGGCGCCGGCTCAGCGGCTCTTGCTTGCGTGAAGAGAGTGGCGAGGACGGCGAAGGCCGCGATGATGGCAATGAGCCACGCGATGCCTCTCCCTCCCACGGTGCGGGCGATTTCTTTGCTCATGAAAGACGACCTCTCAGTGTGTTTGTCGATGTGGTGACGTGACTGTCCGGGAAACAGTTGCACGTCTTTTGTGGCGAAGGCGGGATGATGCTCCAGTAAGGGCCTAAACTGACGACTATCGGAGAACCGCAGCGCGGGCAGTGGCCAACGACGTTCATCCGTCCACCGGCGTGAAGTCGAGGTAATAGGTCCGTCCGGGCACGAACATGTCCGAGGCCGGCGGGTTGTCGATGGTCAGGGTGACTTCGCCGCTCGGGGTGTATTTCCAGAACAGCTTGTCTTCGTCGCTCCCGCCCGTGACCGGGGTGAGGCGAACCTTCTTCATCGTCCCGATGTATTGGGTGACTTCCTGGCAGGTGAACTTGGCGCGAACGGTTACGTTGCTCAATTGATCACTCCTGTGAACGTAGTCCCCGGGGCAATGCCCCCCGATGCGTGCTCGTGCGTTGCGAGCGCCTGTTGCGTGAGGCCGAGCCCGAGAAACGCGCTCCAGCCCTGTTGGTCGGCGTAGGCCAGTGCCTCTTCGCCGGTTGTCCGTTCGTCCGGTTTCGCCAGGTCCTTGGCGATGCCGTTGCCCGCCAGCAGCCGCTCCAGCCGGGCGAGCCGTTCCCTGTCATCCACAGACAAACCTCCTGCTTTCCACTGCCCGAACTCCGCGACGAACGCCGTGTCGTGGTCGATGTGGTTGCCCAGCACGTCCGGGCCGACGTCCTGAAACACCATCGCGTGAGGCGAGATGCGCCCGCGCGAGTACGCGACGCACTGCACGAACGTCGCCGCCAGCCCGTTGTCGTGTGCGAAGTCGATGACGCGGTCGTGGCCGTAGATGCCGACATGATCGAGGCCGAGGACGGATATCGCGCCCAGTTGGAACTCCGCGATCAGTGGGTAGTCCGCGGCGCCGGCGTCGAAGTCCACGCAGAACACCGGGACCACGTCGTCAGGGATGCCGATATGGGCCTTGCCGGCCAGCCACCACTGCGCTTCGGCGATGCCGCGCTCCCGGCCGCCACGGTGAGAGTCCGCGCCGGTCTGGAAGAACATCAGAATGTCCATGCCGGCTGCGTGGATGACGTCCGCCTCTTCGCGCGTGAGGCTCTTCCCTTGGTCGCCGAAGTACGGGCAGTAACGGCCGATGAAGCGGTAGCCGAGGGCGGCGAGTTGAGGCGCCCAGTCGCGCGGCGGGTAAGCGATATCGAGGCCGGGGATGTTGGTCAAGCGAACACCTCCGGCTGGAGCTTGCAGATGATTCGCTGCTGCTGTTCGATGACTTCCCCGAGCATCACGATCCGTGCGCGGTTTTCGAGGATCACCTGTAGCCGGTCAGCAGCCAGTCCGTTCTCCCACGGCTCGATCAGGTTGTTGGCATAGAGGTAGTTCGCCACGTCTTCAACCAGCGTGAGCGCCTGCCCGTCTTCGTAGCAGAAGGGGATCGAGTGGACGCGGCCTTTCTGGTCGCGGTGGCAGAGGATCAGCGCGGGGACTACCACGGGGCCACGTCCGAAAGCTGAATCACCAGCCAGCCCGCTGCGGCAGTGACGCCTGCGAACAGACCCGTGAGCACGGGTGTCCGGATGGCTCCCCAGATGCGGGCAAGAATGCTCTTCGCCCTCGCGCGCTCGGACTGTGCGCCGGCGGCGTAGCTCTGGGCTTCGCGTTCGTCCGCCATGTCGCGGATGTGGATGTCGGTGTGCTGTGCTTTCCAGCCCTCGAGGGAGGTCACGCGGCCGTTCGTCTCGGTCGCCTGGGCCAGTGTTTGCACCACGAGCCGGTGTGTCTGCTCGGCCTGCATCTGGCCCGCAACGAGCTCGCCCTTGATTTCCTCGTGCCCCTTGGCGAGTTGGCCGAGCTGCGCGATGACCAGTTGCTCGAATGCTGAATCGCTCATACCGTGCGCCCCCTATGCTCCGGGTCCCGATCCGGGGTGTAGATGTGGGGGCCGGGTCTGCGCGAACAGGCCCGGCCCTTTGGTGCTCACGCTCACTGTTCGGCGACCCGGAACAGCTCGACCCACCCATACGCCTCGTAGCGGTCGTTGGGGTCGTCTGTGCGGGCGAGGCTCCAGGCGTATCGCCCGGGCGCCACACTCGCCACCGGCGCATCGGTCGAAAGGATCGCCACGTCCGCGGCGTCCGCGGTGCCCGCGACGTTCGAAAAGGTGATCTCGCTCGCGCCGCTCGTCTTGGAGACGATGGCCGCGGAAGTGTTGTCCACCGTCTTGCCGTCGGCCAGGTACTTCTTCAACGTGAACTTGTACGCGCGGCCGGTGAGGGTTGTGGCTGTGCCAGTGGACAGACCGTCATTCGTCATGAGGATTCGGAAGGTAAAAGCGGACCCCATCGGCCAGGCACGCGGAAAGTTGGTTTGAACGCCGATCTGAGTGGTCACGGAGTACCTCCCTCGCCCCTTGCGGTAATGATCCCAGCGGTCTGGCCGCGGGCTTCGAGTCGTGCGGTTGTCTGCCCACGAGCGACGAGCGTGTAATCCGTGCGCCCTCGGGCCGTGATGAGGATCGGGGCTGTAGCGGCGGCGCTGCTCGGCGAGTACCCGAACAGCGTGACGAACTTGATCGCCAGCGCCTTGAATCCGAGCATCGGGAGCTTGCCTTCGGTCGCCATTTACGTGGCCCTCGTGGTGCTGGTCGGGGAGGTCGCGTCGTCCAGGGTCAGGGTGTATTTCGTCGTGGTGCCATCCAGGCCCTTCACCGAAATCGTCGTCCCGCTGATGGCGAACTCGGTGAGCCGCTGCATCGTGACGAACATGGCCTGCGCCAGCGTTGGCGCCGCGCCGTCGGCGTTGTAGCTCTCGGTCATGGCCGTGGTAAGTACCGCGTTGACGATCTCCGTGATGGCGTCCGCGGCCAGTTCGGAAGCGCCGATGGTGTCGGCCGCGAGGTCCGATGCGCCGAGCGTGAAGCCGAGTGCGGAGAGGGTGCGCGTTGCGCTGGCCCAGACCGCCGTGGCGACCTCCGTGCCGAAGTCCGCAGCGGTAGCCGCGGCAGTGAGGACGTTCGCCGCCATACTGAGGACCTGCGCGTCCACCTGGTTGGCCGTGGTGAAGGTGAGTTGGTCTGTCTTCGCCTTGATTGCCGCCACTTCGGTATCGACGTAGTCATCAATTGCCAGAATGTCCGCACTGACGGACGCGCCAGCGGGGGCGCCGATGCGTTCGTAGATGCTCTGGTCCAGGCCCGCCGGCAACAGCACGAACACCGAATCGCTGAAGGGGTTGGTAATCCAGTTCGGCGTGACGTTCGCGACCTTCGTGGCCCCGACGTAATCCGTCACCTGCCGCGCCTGCCCGGCACCCGTGCCCGAGACGATGGCGACCACGAGGCCGTTGTACAGGTCGTTGGTTGCCGAGGCCGAAGCATCGAGCGTGATGGTCCCGGCGGCGCCCGCCTGGGCCGTGTTTCGGCGGAGGATGAGCTTGGCTTCGATGCCGTCCTCAACCTGCGTCTGAATGTCCGCGAGGGCGGTGGCGTTCCAGCTCACCGTCGAGTCGGATTTCGGAACCTTCGCGAGCTCCGTGGTGAGCGTTGCGATCTCGGTATCGACGTAGTTGTCCACCGCGTCGATGGCAGCGAGCGCAGCCACCACATCGACGCCCACGGTCGCCCCCGTGGCATCCGTCACCGTCGCCTTGAAGATGGTGTTGGTATCGGCCGCCGGGTCCCCGATGGCCTGCCCGAAAGTTCCCTGCGTCTGATGGGCGGTAGCGTCCAGGTCCCAGACTGCTGCTGCGTTTGCCGCCGCCGTGGGGATGTCTGCGACGGCAGCCGGAGTGATGCCGTTGACCCCCGCAACCTCGTCGTAAATCTGGCGCAGGACTTCGGCCATTGAGACAGCGTTCCCGGGCGTAGCCGAGGCCGGGAAGGTGACGATGCCAGCCGTCCCGGTGAGGACGTTGACGAGCTGCTTGATGTAGGCAAAGAGCAGGTCGGTGCTCGTTGGGTCGCCGTCTGCTGCCGCGGTAGCAACGCCGCCGATATCAGCCAGGAGGGTGGCGACGCTTGAGGCCAGGGTTGAAACGCTGGTCGTGGAGCCCGCGACGTGCGTCAGGTCCACCTCTGGCACTCCAGCCACCGTGGGGGTTGCCGCCGCCGTGCCGAGCCATGCGGACACGTCCACGTTGATGTCCCCGGTTTCCTCCGGGTAGAACACGAGGACCGTCGTCTTTGCGCCCGAGCTGGACGTTTTCACGATCACGGCCACGCAGTCCGCGTTCATCTCCGTTGCCGTGAGGTCGAGGTAGTACATCCCGGAGGACGTGGCGATCTCGGTGGCTTCATTTGTGCAGTCTGCGAACGTCCCCTGGTCCTTCGACACCTCAGAGTCGAGGCCCGTCGCGCCTGTCACTAGGTCGCCGTCAGCGTCGAGGATTGGGAACACGGCGCGGAATGCCGTGTTTTTGATAGGGATTGGGCGGGCGTCAGTTGCAGCCATCTACCACCTCTGTACTACTGATGGGAATCCCGACCCGTGGCCGCCCATGAAAGGCACGCCGCCGAAACGCTTTGTTGTTGGTTGACCGCTGGCGCCGCCGCCCGGAGTCGCGCTCCGTAGCGCAATCATGGTCGCGGCCCAGCTTGTCGAACTGACTGTAGACGTGCGGTTCCCGACCGCCGCCGCCGTGGTCTGCGTGCCCGTGTAGGCGTGCATGTTGTTGCTGTCGTCCGCCTGCTCGGTGAACGTCGGGGCAGTGCCACCCACCGCGCCGGAAGCGACCGAATCGAACGTCCCGTTGATACAGATAATGTCCGCGTCATCGCCCGCAGGGGTTAGGCCGGTGTAGGTAACGGTCGTGCCGGTGCCTGTGTTCGTAGTCGCCGTCGCGTCCTGCGGGTCACCCGAGGTCGTTCTTCCACTGAACGCAGCAATCCATCCCTGCCGGTAGGCCGAAGCGTGGGTAATGGTGTAGTTGCCAGACTCAGAAGCGGCCCGCTTCCACCAGACCCAGAGGTCGAGAGCGACCGAGGCGTGGTCGATGTCCACAATCTGCGTGAACCCGGTCGGAGGAGTCGGAGTGACATCGGACTCGATGTACAGGGCGATAATAAGAATGTCGTTGTCCGCGATGCTCGCAGGCGCAGTAAGGGTATGGTTCGCAGCCGTGCCGGATAAGCCGAGGTTGTCGCTGCGAAACGCCATCTAGTCCCCCACGCACTCAGCGCGAGAGTTCACGATGGTTATCGATGACCACGGATCGTTAGCGGTGCTCCACGTCGTTGACCCGACCGGGCGCGTCTGCCGTTGGTCCCGCGTCCTGCATTCGAACTGTTGGGGCGTGGACGTGGCGGTAGGGGAAGGCGTTGCAGGGACAGTCGTCGCCGTCGCGATAGGGCTGGGCGTAGACGATGGAGTTGGTGTCGAAGCAGAGGATGAGGTCGCCGTCGGCGACGGTTGCGGGGAGCTTGAGAGTGACCATAGTGCGATGTCCTTTGCGAGGCACGGCCCACTAAACCATGAGTCGTCCACGAATGATATCTGGTGCTGCGTGCTCCCCGCTGCAACTGGCACGAGGTAGCTGGCGAAGTGCTCAGTGTGGTTGCCATCAACCATCTTTGCCGGTTGAGATCCATCCACAACCGGGCGGCAGATGGCCGAGAAGCGCAGATAAGAGTTCGCGGGGGCGGATGAGGTCGTAACCGTGCCTCCGCGCGTCCAGTCCTGCTCTCGTTCGATGAAGAACGGCACCGAGGGGCTGGCCTCAATGTTGTCCCAGTGCCATGTTGCGGGTACGCCAGAATTGTCTTTCGTCGGGTTGTACGAATGGTGTCCGAACTGGATCACGCCTTGCGTCCACGAGAGCGCCGGGATGGACTGGTCGATGAACACCAGCGCGGGCGCGGTAGCCGACGCTAGTCGCTCGAAACGAACGTGAGTGCGCGTGAGGGTGAGGCGCATGGGCTGTCGCGTCATCGCCTGGTTCGTGCCCGGTGCGATGCCTTCACCAAGAGGACTCCCCGCCCAGCCGGGAGGGCCGTAATCAACCTCGTTGCCATTAGTCATGACTTCAAGGTTTGGAGCGCCTTCTCCGTTGTCAGTCTTGATGACCACCGAGTTTCGGTTCGGCCCCTGAAGGTCAACTCCCTGCGAAAGCCCCGAAAGCAAGGGCAACGCCTGTGCGTCGAGGAACGGCGAGATTGTCACATCCCACCAGTCCCGCACCGAATCCTTCTCGGTGCTCATCTCCCACGACACGGTTCCACCGTTGGCGAAGTCCACCATCTCGGGTGGCGTGAGGTAGATAACGCCATAATCCGGGCCGTTCATCGCGGTCATGATGTGGTTCGCGCACTGGAAAACGTGGGCGGAGACTGCCGTCCCGGTGCTGTGACTTGCCGGCGGAGCCGAACAGTCCGCGCCATGCTCTGCCGACATATTGGCCGTGGTGCCGGGATGGTTCTGGGCGTCGCGGTCGTGTATCTGAACATCCCAGCCGTCCAGCGGTGAGACCTGCGGGTAGGGCAATGGAGAGGTCGGAGCGCCGTCGAAGGTCGCCGCGATCGCGGTCCCGAAGCCGACGGCCGCGAGTCCCAGGAGAAGAAGAACAGTTCGGAGCTTACGGAGATGTGCCACCAGAGCCTCCAGCTATTGCTGAGGCTCGACTAGCGGGCACTTCGTTCGAATGCATATTACCCGAATTCGGGGTGAATTCGCGTAGTTCCTTACAGCGCGGGCAATTTGCCCACGCGCGACGGCCTTCCACGTCGGGGCCGCGTTTCCCACACGACACGCAGAATGTGGCGTCTCTCACGGCGCTGCCCCCTTGGATGTGGTAGCGTCGTGGGCGTGAAGCGGTTGATCCTGTTGGCGGTTGCGGTGGCGGCGATGATGCGGCCCGGCGGTTCCGAGGCTCGGGACTTCTGCAAGCCGGCACCCGAGTACGGCCCCGATGCCGTGGTCTGCGATGGTGGCGGCGTGCCTGGCTGGAACTACCTGCATTCGGTGAGGGTTGGCGGCGTGGCCCGCGATTGAGTTAAGCACCGTTGTTACTCCGCGCAATCTCCAGCCAACCCTGCCCCGCGCCCGTCCAAATGAGCGTGATGGTGTCCTGCGTGTTGTCGAGGGTCATGTCCCCGGCACAATTGATGTTCCCCGTGCCGTCCTTCACCACGACCGTCCGGGCCGAACTGACCGCCCTCAGAATGAGCACCGTGCAGCTCTCGGCGCTGATACTCGTCGGGGCGTTGATGGTGTCAAGGTTGTCGGTTGCAGCCGCCGCCTCCGTGTCCACGAAACAGAAGGAGCTATCGGGAGTAATCGCCCCTGTCGCGATCGTTACCGTGCTCGGGGAGAAGTTGCCGAGGTTGAGGAACCCGTAGATCTCTGTCAGGTTCGCATCGTTCGTCACGGATGAATACCCGCTCGCGGTTCGGGACTTCGCCACGACTTGCGCCACGCTCGTCCCGAACTTGGACTCAAGGATCATGTCGAGCCGGTCGATGTTCGAACCGCCCGAGTTCACGCCTTGCGAATTGAGGCCGACGTATCTGTCCGAAGCGCCGTAGCCGCGGAAGCGCACGAGCGATTGATCCTGACTGAACACCTGCCCGCCCGAGCCCGCGAGTTCGGCGCGTGGATAGACGGTCGTTGGGTCACTGGAAAGCGGGTTGAGGAAATAGATAGCAATCGAAAGGTCGGTGGCATCCCCGGTGGTTTGAAGTTGGATGCCCACGCCATCCATGCGGATCGCGCCATCCGCAATCTGGAAATATGCCAGCGGCGCAACCTGCTCGATCCCTACCGCCTGGGCCAGTTGCCGGAACGCTTCGCCGTCGGTCGGCAAGGCCCGCAGGAACGTCGCCAGCGTGAGCTTCCACGTATCGCTACCGTCGGCATTGAACGTGCGCGTGAAGTCCAGGATGTAGAGGTCGGTATCCACCGTCAGATAGTTGGTCTTCGTGCCGTCGCTGTTCTGCGTCCAGCCGTCGAATTGCAGCCGGAAGGTGTCGCCAACCTTGAAGTACGGTTCCCCCGTCGCAGGGTTCACATGCTTGAGCGCCATGACTTCGACTTCGTAGGCGAGTTGTTCCGAGAGATGCCGCGTGAGGTAGGTCACGGCCATGCCGTAGAGGGTCTGGGCGGCGGCGCTGAAATCGACCGACGTGAGGCCGAGCGGGAGGATGTCCTTGAACTGGACCCAGCGTTCGCGGACGCCGTAGATGGCCTGCGAGTCGGTGTCTTCGATGTAATAGAACGGGTTGCCGTCCGGGCCCGTACCGCTGAGGACTTCGTAACCAGAGCCAGACGGCAGCGCAGCGCCAAGGGAGATGTACTGGCTGAACTCGATCCACGGGTTGAGGCTTGTATCGGTGGACGTCTCGTCTTCGGGGAGATCGGCAGTGCCGTTGTTGCGGACGCTGCGAAACGTGGACTGCCGCGCTATCGCCCCGCTGGAGGTGTGCCGGAAGCCGAGTTCAATGACCATGTAATCGCCCGGTTGGGATTCAATGGCGGTGAGCGCCGTTGCCGGGAAAGTAATGTTGCGCGTCGTGGTGTTGAGTTCGTTGCCGTAGGTGCCGTGCGCCAGGACTGTCCCGCGCACGGTCGCCTGATCCGGCGCGATGATGCGGATGAGCATCTGGACGGTCGAGTTGATGTCAACATCCGATTCGTCCGCGAGGAACTGCGCTTTTACCGTCCCGCCGAAGGTCTGCGCTCCGAGCGGCCCATAGACGAGTTGCAAACGACAGATGTCGAGCGGGTTGGTGGCAGAGGATTCGTTCGACTGGAACGCGAGTGCCGTATCGGAACCGCGGTCGGTCGTCAATTCCAGAGTCGAGACGAGCGAGGTGTCTTCCCAACTCGTATCCGGTGTTGGCGCAAACGTCGAGGTGCTGAACGATCCGATGTAGAGCCGCGTGGTCAGCGACGTGTTCCCCGGAGCGATGTACCCGAGGTTCAACTGACTCCCGCCGAGGCCATCCAACTGGCCCCACGGGATCACCCGGTTACAGAGGTCGAGGCTCTGGGCCTTCACCTTCAGCGATGCGACCTGTTTCATGTACGGGTTGTCACTGAGCGACTGCGAAGATTCCGGGAAGTTGCGCAGGGTGATCCCGCACGAATCCCCCAGCGTGCCAATGTCAACCTTGGGAGTGGCGCCGAGAATGTCTTCCCTGAGCGAACAGTCCACGGCCTGGGCCACCGCTGCCAAGGCATCCCACTTCGTGCGGCCGTCGAACCGTCGTGCCGTGATCGTCGCCGTATCGACGCTGCCCGCGATGAAGTCGGTGTCCGTGCAGAGTGAGGTCACCACCGCCGAAAGCGTCTGGTCCTCGTAGGTCAACCCTCTACCCGTGGTCAGCCCGATCAGTTGGTCGGCAATCGACGGCCCGACGAGGGTGAGGAGCAGCTTGCCGTCTTTGTCCGCGCCGATCTCCCTGGTCCGAATGACGCCCTTGAACACCGGCCAGAGGTCTTCGTATACCCAGACGATGCGGCCGGCCGTGGCGTTCTGTGCCGCCGTCGCGTCCGCCGCAAGCGTCAACGTGAACGTCCCGATGTTGCCGACTTTCTGGGTGTACTGACAGCCGAGGATGTCGTTATCCGCGAGTGGCGGCACGTCCAGTTTGGCCCCCGTCAGGGCGTGGTAAAAGTCAACCCTCAGCGTCACCCGAGCAGTTCCAATGTCGCGCTGGTCACGCGGATTTCATCGGCTGCGTTGCTCACAGACATCGTCATCGTCACCGCGAGAATTCTGTTCGCCGCGTCCGCATCCACCGCCGCCGAGCCGTAGAGCGGGCCGACCTGTTCCGAAGTGCCGCCGATGTCCGCGAGTCCGGTGGCGGCAGCGGTGTAGCCCGCCGTGCCCTGGAATGCGTAGGTGCCCGCGAGCCGCTGCAACACCGTCGATTCCGCCGCAAGGTCGAACTCAATGAAGAATGCCCGCCGGTCCGTGTCCGCCGTCCAGCCGGTCGAGGTCACGTCCGAGAACAACGTCGTCCCGCCGAACGTGATGATGAGCGTGACGGTCGGAGTGCCCGAGTTCATCAGCATGTCGCCGCCGATGCGGCAACGCAGGATCTTCCCCGCCGAGAGCAGCCCCGAAGGGATCGACACGCCCGAGTTCGTCTTGTCGAGGATGTTGACGGCCGCCGCGGTGGTGTTAGTCGTCTCGGCCGTCGTGGTCTTGTAGATGAGGGTTGGCCCCTGATAGCGGAACACCCGGCGGTCTTTGATCTGCGATTGGCCGATCGAGGTATCGTTGGCCCCGACGTAAATCTGGGCGATCACCACATCGTTCGCCGTGAGCGCCGGCGGAAGTGGAGCCGCTGCCGCTGTGCCGGCGCGTACCGCCAACGCGCCGCTCGATGTGACCACCACGTAGTCAATGCGCGGGTTCGTCGCATCCGCCGCCGTGACGGTCACCGTGGTCGCCGCCACCGCCTTGAGGACCCCGTTGGTCAACACCGCGCCCTTCGCAACGTCGGGGGTCATGTCGGTGCCGCCCGTCATCGCCAGGCCCGAGAGGACGCAATCGACGCCCTGGAGACCGGCCATGAGGACTTCGATGTCTCCCTGATACCAGCCGGATTGGATGTCGTTGTCGCCTTCGCCCGAGTCCGGGATTGTGTAACCTGCGTAAGCTGCCATCTAACTAAAGCTCCCGTAAAACGAATAGGCGTACGTAGCGTTGGGTGTGCCGTCGAGTTGGATGCGGATCTGGTTGGCGCCCGGATTGAGCGTCGGGAAGTTCTGCGTCACCGTCGCCAGCGAGTAATCGTTCTGATAGTTCTGAGGGCCGACGGTCGAGGCTCCGACGTAGCGCCCGGCCTTGCCGATGATCATCGAAGCCAGCCCGTAACCGACCTTGTAGTCCGGGTCTCCGATCTTCCAGATGTCCCCGACGTAAGCCGAGTCACGCGTCGAAGAGATCGCTTCGCCCGTGGTCATGTTGCGGATCTCGGGATTGCTCCAGCCGCCCGCCGTCACCGCCGTGAGGGTGAAAATGATGCCCGTGCGGACCGGGATGTTCCCCGCGTTCGTGATCGTGATGAACGTCTGATACGCCGAGAGCGAGCCCGAGCCTGTCGTCTGTGTCGTGGCCTGCCAGTCGCTCAGTCCGATGAACCCGAAACTGGTAGGCATAATTCCGAACTGGAAATCCCCGTTGAACGTCACAGAAGGGGCGCCAGTAGGCCTTGCGAGGCATCGGCGGTAGGTAGAGCCGTCCACGTCCAGCCGGTAGAGCCAGCCCTTGCCGATGCGCTCGATCTCGGAGGTCGCCTCATCTACCGCCGTCTGGAGGTTGGTTGCGGAGGAACCGTAGAGCAGCCCGCGCACCGTGATCCGTCGAGGGTCTTTCGGGGATGTGCCGTAGCCGAGATGGTCGTGCGCGTAGTTCGCGCCAACGCCCGACGAAAGCGGCGTGCGGAACACCTGCTCGATCTGGTGCTCGGCCTTGTTCGTCAGGAAGGTGTAAGAGAGCGTCCCGTCGATGCTGTCGAAGCGTTCGATCATCCTCGTCGCCATCACGCCACCATCCCGGCTGCCGCGAGCGTGTAGGCGATGGTGCCCGCGGCCGTCCGCGCTTCCGCCTCGTCACGTGCGTTCACGGTGTCGATGTTGACCACGATGGGCGCCGGGTTGCCGGGGCCGTAGCCGCCGACCTGACCGGTATAGGTGTCCGGGTTGTACGGGCGTCCGTTCTGGATGCCGCCCTGAATCCACGCCGAACCGTCCCACTGCTGGGCGTTCGTGCCGCTGCCCATCCAATCACCCACGTTCGGATTCTTGGGCGTGTAGATGGTGGCGCCGTTATTCAGCACCCCGGAGGTGAAAGCGTCTGTGTCCTTCGCCGCCTTCTTCGTGATGTCACGAACCTTCTGGGCGATGTCCTCTGCAATCGCGGTGGCATCGCCCATCTTCGCGGCCATCTGGAGTTTCATGCCCTCGATGAGGTTGCCGCCCGCGATCTGGCCGGCGTGCTGATAGGCAGGGAGGAACGGCGAGAGGCCGGGAATGTCCCAGTTGCGCGGGTCTAGTGCATCCTTCGCCCAACTACCGATTTTCCCGGCATTGTCCTGGAGGCCACGCAGAATCCACTCGATAGCGTCCGCACCGAGTTGCCAGAGGTCCCCGAGGCCAGCCCAGACCGCATCGAAGATGCCCTTGCCGAGGTCTTGCGCGGCTTGCGCCGCCAAAGGAATCGCCGCGAGGATCGCGTCCTTGATCGCATTCATATCGTCTGTGAACAACTGGAGGAAATCCGAGACTAGTTGCTTCGCCGTGTCCCACGCCTTGCCCCAGTCGCCTGAGATAATCGCCAGGATGAGCGTTACCGTGTCACCGAGAATCGTCGCGATGTTTTGAATGTGATTCGCAATGCCCTCGAGGATCGGGACGATGACCGGCGAGAGCTTTTCCCACGCCGCTTGGAGGTTGGCGATGGCTGGCTTGATGTCTGATTCCCAGTAGGTCTTCACATCCTGAGCGAAGTCGCGTATGGCCGGGATAACCTGGGTGTTAATCGCCGTCACCACCGCCGTCAGCGCCGGGATGAGCACCTGCCCGAGTTGCGTCTGAAAGTCCGCCCACTGCGCCGAGAGGATGCGCTGCTGATTCGCCAGTGACCCTGATGTCCGGTCGAAGTCACCCTGCGCCTGCCCCGCGCCCTTGAGCATCAGGGTGTACGTCGCGGTGGCCTTCTCTTGCATCGTCAATTGCTCGGCCGAGGTTTTCCCTGTCGCGGCCATCGCTTCCTGGGCAACCGCCGCGGCGTTAATCGTCGGGACGAACCGCTGGAGCGCGTCGTATTCACCCCTGAACGCTGCCTGTTGCGCCGTGAGGACTTCGGTGATGTCCGCGTTGTGGAACGAGGCGAAGTCCGAGGCCAGTTCGGTCATCTTCTTGGACATGTCGGCCGCAACGGGAGCGCCGATCCCGAGCTGCGAGAACATGTTGCCGAACGACGATGCGGCGTCGAGCGCCTGCGCCTTCGACTGGCCGAACCCCGTGGAGGCCGTCGCTGCCCATGCGTTGATGGCCGCTGCCGAGTCGCCAAAGATCGTGTTGCTCTTCGACTGGATCTCGTTGAAGTCGCGGGCCAGGGTAATCGAATTCTTGAAGGTCTCGACGCCCTTCTCCGCCAGCGCCCCGCCGATCTGGGCCATGAACACGCCGCCGGCGATTTTCCCCATCTCGCCGAAGGTGTTTTTCAGCTTGCCTTTGAGGTTTTCCGCCTCCCCTTCGGCTTTCTTGGTATCGAGCTCAACATCTACGCGGACGTCGTTAGCCATCGGACAGCACCCCTTCGGCGAACCGGATCAGGGTGGTGTCGCGCAGAAGCGTCAGGTCGGCCGCAAGGACCGCATCCCGTGACATGTTCCACATCTGGCAAAGCGAACGAATCAGTTGAGCCTCCACGAGTTCAGCGGGCGGGATGGGTTCCCCTACGACACTCCCGTCAGAACGGATTGCGCCGGGGACGGTTCGCCATTCGATGACTCGCCGCTCCCATTCGGCGAGGTCTCGCTTAAAGGGGCCGCTATCCCCGTGACGCCTTTCACCGCAGTCATCCACTCCCCGAGCAGGGCAAACTGGAACGTCGCGGGGAGCGATGCGAAACCAGCCCCGTTCGGCTCAACAGGCTGGCCGCGCAGGTCCACGTTCCACGATTGAAGGAAGGTGTCGCCGAACGCGATCAGCGCCGCGTCGATGCTTTCGATGTTTTCCTCGCTCAGTTCCCCGAGCGCACCAAACCGTTTCAGCAACAGGAACTCGCGCGTGTTCGCGGGCTTGGAAGCGCGGACGACCACCCCCGGGTACCCGGGGACGGTCAGTTCCGTGTCGTTTGAAATGTCTATTCCCATCTCGTGCCACCTCCGAAGGGGAAAAGGAGGGCTTACGTCCAGGTCGGCAGGGCGCCGTCGCTGTTTTCGCCGTGCGTGGAAATGAGCAGTTCGCCGCCGGCGCTTCGGCTCAGCTTCATGTCGTTGAACATGTTTTCCGTGGTCAGCGTGTTGCCGCTCACCGCGAATGCCGCCGCCCGCTGGACCGACGTGCTCGGGATGGTCTTCAGGACGGTGAACAGGCCGGTCGTGGCCGCGTCGTTGAAGATGCCGTTCACGTCGATGAGGTGATCGGTGATGAGTTGCAGGCGCTCCACCGCCGACTTATCGAGGCCGGTGATGTCCTGGTGCGCCTTGGGCGTCGAAATCGACACGTCGCGCACGTCGTTCGTGACAGCGCGGGCGGTGCCGGTGCTGTCGTCCAATGAGAGCGTAGCTCCAAGCCCGTTCTCCTTCGCCAAGTTAGAACCCCTTTCCTAGACCGTTGATTGTGTTACAATTACGGCCATGAACTGTGAATGTGGATGCGGCGAGGAGATCCCCGCCAAACACCTGTTTCGATACAAAGCTCCATTCATCCTTCGCGGACACCGAATGGAAACTCCGCTGTGCGCGTGCGGTTGCGGGGACCATATCCAGTGGACGCCGAACCTCCGATACGAGAAGCGGAAAGGATTTGTGAAAGGCCACGACAAGCGCCTTGGCGGCCAGGCTCAGCCCTGTAGCTGTGGATGTGGGCTGATGACGGCTGTCTACAACGGTCGCCCAAGGAAGTTCATTTCGGGCCACAACGGCTCGCGCCGCGGGCAGGCGCAGAGTCTCGAAACCCGAGAACGCTTGGCCATCAAAGCCACTACCCACGGGATGAGCGGCACGCCCACTTACCGCAGTTGGGTGTCGATGATCGACCGTTGCTTTCAGCCGAAAAATGCCTCGTTCCCTGCTTACGGAGGTCGTGGAATCACCGTTTGCGCCAGATGGTTGCCGGTTCACAAAGGTGGCAGCTTCGAAAACTTCCTTGCCGACATGGGGGAGCGCCCCGAAGGCATGACGCTGGATCGCATCGATGGCAGCGGGAACTACACGCCCGAAAACTGCCGATGGGCGACGCGTGAACTCCAGAACGCGAATCGCCCGGCGGACAACGGTTGGAATCGTCGGAAGGCGCACCCTAAAGCCCCCTCGTCCGGATGAATCTGATCGTTTCCACCCCTTCGGCCAGGCGATCCTTGAACTCGGAGACCACAACGGGCCGCGAGATCTGGGTATCGCTGATCGAAAGGACAGGCGTGATCTGGTAGTTAGGCACTGGATGCCCCCGACGGCCGTCCGACTCGCGGATCAGCTTCAAACGTTGCGGGCACGGGCAATTCGCCGTGCCGGTGAGGCAGGGAATGCACGTCCCGCATGGCCTCTTGCGGTTGGTCGAACACGGCTGGCAGCGGGAGAAATCGCCGCACTCCACGCCCGCCGGATGGGTGAACGGTGCGCCCTCGTCTTCGCCCGTCTTGCCGTAGAGGAACCATTCGCATTCGAACTCCTCGCACGTCCCGATGCGGAACGACTGGTGGAACCCGTAGGCATCCATTCCAGGGAGCGGGCGAGAAGGGAGGTAGATCGTCGGTTGCATCAGAAGGTCCTCAATTCCTGCGGGCGGATGAACACCACCACGAACGAGACGCTGGTAAACCCACCGGTGGTGGCGGTCACCACGCGCACGTAGCGCCGCACGGCCGCGGTCGCGCTCGATGACTGGAGGCGCTGATAGAACGGGGCCGGGTTGCCCGCGGCCAACTGCGTAAATGACGCGCCAGAGATGGCACTAAACGCGGAGTTGTTCGCGGAGTCTTCGATCGAGATGGTGCAATCGGTGCCGGTGAATTCGGTGACCTGGAGGTAGGCCGACCATCCGAACGCCGTGGCCGCCCCGAGTTCGTCGTCCGATGTCCCGTTCGTCGCGCCCGTGTCGGTGCGAATCCCGGCGGTCAGTTGCCGCCCGTCCATCTCGATCCCGTAGCCGTTCGCCAGCATCGGGATTACAAAGCCCATCGAGCCGTCCGCCGGGCGCGTGGCCTTGTAGTCAGCCTGTTTGCCGATGAGGCAGGCGGCGCCACTGCCGATTGCCTGTCCGCGCAGATACATCGCGTGGACGTCGGTAGTGGGCAGGCCGCGAAGCGTGAGGTGTTGCTTGCCGGTGGCGTCATTCAGAAAGGTGGCGAACTCGATACCACCGTCGCGCTGCCCGCCGAGGCGTTCGCGAGCCGACTTATCGATGCCAGTGACATCGAGCAGAGCAGGGCCGCCGTGCATCGAGGAAATGGATGCCGTGTCGTTCGACAGGTCGCGCCCCGCAATGAGGAGCTTGTCACCGAGGCCGCTTGATTTTGCCATTACTGGACTATTGCCTCCCCCTCAAGGTTGTCGAGACGAAGCTCCATCGACAGGCGGCGGTAGACGCCGATCTTCCCGTCGGACCGCGCGAGGTCGTCATAGGCGAGTTCGGAGTCTCCGATTCGCAGGTCCGTGACGCCGGTGATGTCCAGGTTGCTGTTGGCGTGGAGCGCCCGCCGGATGCTGGTATCAGCCGTCGCGATTTCCGCTTCCTGGGCGGAGAGCGTCGCCCGTTCGTTCTGGACCGGAAAGAAGCACTGAATCTGAATCCGCGCGGCGTACATGACGTTGCCGAGGGTCCCGTAGCTCCCGCCTCCGGTTTCCGCCCGGGTGCGGCCGAGATACCAGAAACAGGCGTGGGCCTTGTCCGGGAGGTTCAGCGGCAACCCGAGCGGTTCGCCCGGGATGACGTTGAAGAGCGCAGCGCCGGCAATGCTGTTCACCGATTGCAGTTCGGTCTCGATCGCGGACATGATGCTGGTCCAGTTCAGGACGGCTTCAGCCATTCAGCACCCGCGCGATCTCTTCGCCGATGATGCCTTGCATATCGAGCGTCTTGGCCTTGCGTTTGCCGGCGGCGAACATGCGGGCGCCCGTCCCCAGGCGGATACCCCTGCGGGTGCGACGTTCGAGCCACGTCCGAATGGGGCGCGTTTCGCCCGATGCGATCGTGACTCCGTTCGCATTGCGCCAGACGCCGGAGCGAATCGTCCGGGCAAACTGCCCGGTGCGGCGCGGGGTCTTGAGGAGGATGGTGGCTTCGACCTGCGTCCCGATGCGCGACAGCCCTTTGCGCCGGCCGGCCTCCCAAACGCGCGGGTCGCCTTCGAACAGCGGGCCGCTGAACCGCACAGATCCCATCACGCCACCGCCCAGTTTTTGTATCGATGAACAGTCGCCTTCCAACGGGCGTAGGCGCCTTTGTTCGGGTTGCCGCCATCAGGCATCGTCACGCCCGCGGCATACCCGCCCTGGACGTCCCAGCGCAGCCCGACAACCCGCTCCGCCACAGCTCGCTCCACGTCGCGCGGATAGCGGCGAATGTAGGTTGCTGCAGCCGCGGAGTGCGTCGCGGCCGTGGTGCCGTTGATGCCGCGCACGACCGTGAGGGTGGTGGTGACGACAGCCGTCACTTCCATCTGTTCCGAGTCGATCACGAGCGTGTCGCCGGGGAAGATGAGGCTGGCCGCGGTGGCCGAGACGGTGACGCTGGTAGCCGTGGTGCTGGAGATGGCTGAGGCGGTGAGCGTGGTGTTTTCCAGCTCGTAGCTGTAGCCCCAGAGGCCGGTAATCTTGACGCCGCGAAGATACGTCGGCCAGCGGGTGAGTTGCGTCCCGTTCGGGTTCAGCCGCAGGCAGGTGATCGGGGTGTTGGTATCGAGGTCGTCTTCGCGTTCGACAAAGTAGTCGGTGGTCTCCACGAGGGTGATTTCGTAGGTGTCGTCCCCGTTGTCATCGACCAGCACCGAAGTAATGCTCGCGAGGTCCTCTTCGAAGCGGAGTTCACTGGGGCAGGCGCGAGGATGGCGACCAAGGTAGCGGGTCCCGGAGCGAGCAACGAACGACCGCCGCGTGGAAGCTTCAAACTCCCGCGAGACTTCCGCGATTGAGCGCGTGAGGATCGTGTCGAGCGCGGTGGTGCCATCGACACCAGCCTCGTCGGCCTTCACCTCGTTCAGTCGCGCCAGGTTGTTCACACCGGCCTCACGAGCAGCACGACCGTGCCGCCTTTCGCGTTGCCCGCATTGGCGAGGACCGGCGTGTAGGCGCCGGCCGCCAGTGTGCGCCGGAAATACGTGCTGATTGCGGGGACGATCTTGGTCGTGGTGGCGTTGCTGAGGTTCGCACCCCCGCCCGAGAGGATGTCCACGCCATCCGCGTCGGTCAGCGTCATGTCGTAGAGGTCAGACGGCTGTGTGCCACCACTGTCCGGGATAAACGTCACCTGTTGCAGTTCGCCCGCAATGACGTTGAAGGTGTTGGCCGAGACGACGCCAGACGCATCGCTCAGCCATGCCACGCTGTACTTCGTGAGGCCGCCGACCTTGCTGGTTGTGACGGTAATGCTTCCGGCCATTTCAACTCACCGCCGCTTCAGGGATGGGGTTCTCGAAGTTGCAGATCGCCGGGTCGCCCTTGCCCTGTTCCGCCCAGTCGGCAAACCGATCGCTGTAGCTCTCATCGATCTCGAAGCCGTGAAGGTGCTTCACCTGGAGGGTGGTATCGACGTAGACCCGTGCGCCGGCTTCCACCTGGAGCCGCCAGACGAACGTGGTGTCCATCGAGGCGAGACGGGCCATCGTCTCCGGGTTGTAGGTCTCCGAGAACCACGGCTTCTGCAGCGAGAGCAGGTGTTCGCGGTGGAACATGAGAACGCCGGAGCCGATGAAATTGATCTCTTGGACGTCGCCCGCTGCCCGGTCGATCAGTTCGATGACCGAGTCTTCACGCCGCGAAGCGTTCAGTGCGCGGAGGTCTCCCACCCCGCGCTTCAGCCGCCACGCTACCGGCTGGAATGGCTGCATGTCCGTCCAGCCGACATACCCGCGAGCGGGCACGAGGGCCGAGATGACTTCGTAGCCTTCGTTCCACCGCTGCACGAGCCGGACCAGCGTGTCTTCGGGGTGGATCTGGTCAGCGCCCATGACGACGATCAGGTCCGCGCCCCAGGCGAGCGCCTGTTCGCAGAGGTCAGCGTGGCGGCGGGCGGGGCACCAGCCCTGCCCCCGGAAGTAGCGGGTTTCCAGCGGCTCCAGTTGGCCGAGCGAGTTCATCGCGGCCTTCGGGCGCTGGAGGTTCATCATGGTTTCGTAGTGCCGCGTCCAGATAAACGGACTGGACCACGGCACGCCAAACGCGAGCTTCATGGCCCCTCCTAGGAAGCGGTGGTCAGCGGAATCAGGCCCGAGGATTTCCCGGTCACGTCCGAGGCGTAGACGCGCCCGAACGCGGCGCCCTTCGACGTGGCGGCGGCGACGCCATCCTCGATCGAAGTAACGGCGGCGGAGTACATGACCCGCCCGTCGCTGATCATTCCGTCAGGAGCACCCGCGGAAGAGGACGTGAGGTTCACGATCAGCGTGTCAACGCCCACCGCGACCCAGTCCTCGACGATGTAGCCGAGGTTCGCCTTGGCCGACTTGATCAGCTCGTTGTCGATGCCGGCCTGGCCGTAGAGGAAGCGAGCGCCCTTGACGACCCAGTCGTGCGACTTGGTTGCGACGTTGATGGCCGTGTCGGGGCCGTTCGCGGTCCCGAGCCACTGGCAATCGAGGAGCTGGAAGCGGTGCGATGCGGCCGAGACGGTAACCGCGATGAGCGGGGCCGCGCCGTGTTCGAACGAGAGCTTGCGGCCAACGAAGTCCGCCGCGGCGAGGTCAAGCAGCGCCAGGTTGCCGGAAGCCGCGCCGACGAATCGGACGTTGTGGATTTCGCAGTTCGCGGCCGAGACGGTGAGCAGCGAGCCCGCCGTGGTGTCAGCGGTGAGCGTGGGGCGGATGCGGCCCCAGCCGAGGCCGATGATCCGCACGCCGGCGACGTCGAGCGCGATGGCGGTGGTGGTTTCGGCGTGCCCAGGCATGAGGTAGATGACGTCGCCCTTGGAGGCGGTGCAAAGGCCGATCGCGTAATCGAGCGTGGCCAGCGGCTTGTCAGGCGACTTGCCACCGCCGACGGCGTTGGTTGCCGCGGCGTGGGTCGAATCGACGAAGTAGATATCGCCGGGGTGCTCGGCGGCGTCATCGATCGTGAACACGCCACCGGGCTGATTGCGGGAGAAGAGAGCAGTTCGAGCAGCCATATCCGGGTCTCCTTGTTATGGCCACCCGCCGGGAGGGGGAACTACCCGGCGGGCGATGGGGTTTAGAGCATCGACGGCAGGTTTGCCGGCTTCCGCTGGTTCTTCAGCCCGAACGGGATGTAGATGACGCAGCCGTACTCGGTGTCGGTGTTGCCGAGGTCCGGGACGTTGACCGCGATGTGCGTGTAGCCGTCCGAAAGCTGTTCGGCCAGGACTTCGAAATACAGCATCACTTCGAGTTCGGCAGTGCCCGCGATGGCGGTGATTTCCGAAGCGGCGGTCTGAGTCGTCAGGACCCACGATTCGTCGTTGTCAAGAGTGGTTTCGGACTTGACCCAGTACTGCGTGATGATGTCAAGGTCACGCGGGGTGCCCGCCGAGCCGTTGACTTCCTGGAGGTCGATGGCGAGGTCGTCGGTCGTGCCGTTCGCCATCTTCACCACGAGGACGCCGACGCCCTCGTAGTTGGCCAGGTTCATGTTGGCGCCGGTGATGCCGGAGCCATTGAAGCTCTGGATGATGGCGCCGATGCCGAGGTCGAAGTGCTTGCCGAGGCCCCTTGCAAACGTGGTCATTGGTTTCTTCCTTCTCCCGCCGGGGAGTTACTGCCAGCGGGTTACTTGGCTCGGGGAGTGGGGTTTATTGCACTCCCCGGCTGGTCGTTACCGGACTACGCCCGGGTGGCGAGAGTGACGAACGGAGAGATCGTCGCGCTGCCCTTGTACGGGGTCATGCTCGACAGCCACGCGGGGCGGCCGATGACGTAGTACGTCCAGCGGAAGGTCATCTCGTTGTAGATGAACTGGACGTGCATTGAGGACTGGCCTTCGATCGCGCCCTTCGAGGCCAGCAGGTACTCGGAGAAGTCCGCGAAGATGATGTCTCCGACGGTCCCGAGGGCACTGCACTGTTCGAGTTCGATGACCGGACGGCCCTTGATGCGGAGCGCACCCTGGGCGTCGTAGGTCACGAAGCGGGGTTCGAGGGCGGCGGTGCCGGCCGGGATGGTCAGCACGTCGAGTTGCGGGCCGCATTCGTTGTTGACGAGCCACACGCCGCGCGACTTCGAACGGGACGCGACGTGCGTCCACATGTTGGAGAGGTTCGCCGTGACGATGGTGGCCGCTGCCTGCCCGGTTTCCTTCGCCTGCGAGACGGTCGGGGCGGTGCCATCGAGGATGCCGGTGCAAAGTGCGCCGCCGGTTCCACGGATGATTTCATCCGTGAGCTTGAAAGCGAACTCGGAAGCGAAGGCATCGCCGAACACGCGTTCGACGGTCGGGGCGTTTCGCAGAAGCCGCTCGGTCGCGTAGGCGAGGCCCATCAGCTCAGAGGGTTCGAGCTTCAAGCGGCCAAACGTCGGCTTCGTGGAGGTGACGGCCTGGGCCTCAGCGCGGCGGTAGACCTGGACGCCGCCCCAGCGTGAGCCGGTGGCGCGGGAGGTCTCATCGATGACCGGCAGGTCGATGTTGTCCATGCCGTCACCGATCGGGATGCTCCGGCACATGCCGAGAATCGGGGATTCTTCACGCGCCCGGTCAAGGAGCGCCTCGGAGTAATCCGAGTGAATGAGGAACCCGCCGTCCGCGTTGTTGCTGGCATTGGCCCCGGTCGGGGTTGCGGCCATCAGGCGCGGGTCAACCTCGCCGTGCGGCATACCAGCCTTGGCGATGGCCTGCATCTGCTCACCGAACGAGCGCCAAGGCGCATCGGAGCGGTTGTCGTGCATGGAGGTCACGCCCGTCCGCGCCGCTTCGGCTGCCGTGTAGGCGCGGCCTTCGGCGTCGCGCTGGGCGTTCATGGCGTTGATCTGCTTGTCGATCGCGGCCTTGCGCTCGGTGATGCCGTCGAGTTCAGTCAGTTCGGCATCGGTGAGTTCGCGTTCGCCGTCGGCCTTGGCGGCTTCGAAGATGGCGTCCGCGCGGGCGTTCTTTTCGGCGAGTTCGGCGTTCAGCCGTTTGCGAAGGGTATCCATTTGGGCCTCCTGCTGGTGGCGCGGGAGGCAACAAAAGAGCGCAACTTCCGCGCCTACGTTGTTCGTAGGTTCGAAACGTTGCGCTCGATCTCGACGGAGTCGGGCGTTTCCGTGTTCGGCATGACCCTCGGATCTCGACGGAGTCTTCGGGCGTTACCGCATTGGGTACGGCGTCAGTGTAATCACACCGGCTGTGAGCGTGTCAACCTTCCATTCCGATAACGGGCTTCGGCGTCACGCAGCGAGCGGCCGGTGGCGACGGTTTCGGGTTCGGGCAGCGGCACGGAATCCTCGGTGTATTCGAGGTCGCCAAGCTGCTCGCCTTCCTCCGGGCCGTCATCCTCTGCGAACATTTCCCTCGGGGCGATCCAACTGCCGGTCGTGTTTGTGCCGCCTGCCTTGCCGACGAACCGCGCGATGGTCTGATCGAGTGTCGCCACGCGGTCTGCCATCTTGAGCCGCACCGCATCCTGCGCGCCGAATACCATGCCCTGCCCGAACTCCTTGCGGACGGTGGCCTTGCCCACGCCGCGGTACTTCGCCACGGCGGTCTCGAAGGCGTCGCCGTACTGGTTGACGCGGTCCTGGAAGTGCGCGGCGGCGCTGTCCGTGAGCGGCATCACATCGATCCCCTCGGCCTTGTTGTCGCCGTACTTGATCAGCGTCGGTTTCACGCCGGCCATTTCATACGCGCCGCTCCAATCTTCGTGGAGCATGTAGACGCCGATCGAGCCGACTTCGCCGCCGGGCGTGACGATGAGTTCGCTGGCAGCCGAGGCGATCCAGTAGGCCGCGCTCGCCGCCATGCTGTTCGCCACCGCCACGATGCGCTTTTCGCCACGCGCCCGGAACACCTCATCAGCGAATTCCTGGATGCCGTAGACGCCGCCGCCAGGCGAGTCCACGTCAAGGATGATCGTCCCGACACTCGGATCGTTCATCAACGAACGGAAATGCTTCGTGAGGGCTTCGACGGACGTGCCCCCGGACATCTCCATCATCATGTCCATGCGCTGCATGAGGACGCCGTACACCGGCATGACCGCCACCGCGCCAGACAGCCGCCCGCCCTGCCGCGCCGCCGCGTGCATGTCCTGCTCTTCCGCGATGCGGCCCGCGATGACCTCCGCGCTCGGGAGGTTCCCGGTGACTCGTTCGCCGAGGATACCCTGGATGATGTTGAGCATCCGGGGCGTGACGGCCCACGGCTGCTGTAGCGCCCAGGCCACGAGATGGTTATAGGTTTTCATGCGTCGCCCTCCAGCGAGATTTCCGCCAGCAAGGGGATATCCCTCGCCTCGTATCGTTCCAGCACCGCGATCCCTTCGCTCGCCAGCTCACCAGCTTTCGCTTCGCAGTACATCGCCGCACTCCGCTCCGAGATGAGCATTGACCGCGCCACGTCCGCCGCGTGTTCGCCAAAGAAGTCGTTGCACCACGCTTCCCATCCGCCCGGGTCGCCGGCGAACTTTACCGCGTTGCGCCGCGCCGCCGCGATCTCTTTCGCCACCATCCGCCCGGCCGCCGCGAACGCGAGCGCCTGGGCCTTCGGGGATTGCACGGAGCCGGGCGCGTTGTTGCTCCCGGTGCCCGGCTGGGTGTTCCAGTAGGCGTCGCCTTCGGAGTCGTCGCGCGGGTTCAGGTCCTCATCCTCGCGCCATTCGTTCGCGTTGATGATGCCGTTGCGGCGCCAGATCTCATGTGCCTGCGCCCGCGAGAGCGCATCGCCGCGGAGGAGCGCGTTCATGTTGTGACGGCAGTAGACGCCCGGCTCATAGAGCAACTGGGCATCGACCGCCTTCTCGAAGCGGGTACACCACGGGCGGATCGTGTCAATCACATGCTCGATGTTCTGTTGCTCAATCGAGGCGAACGAAGCCGTCACCATGTAGGCGATCTTGTGCGGCTGCATCCGCAACCACCGCGCCATCTTGAGGACGCTGAATTCCTGCCCCTCGAGCCATTGCGCGTCCTTCGGGTTGACACCGATCTGGACCCACTTCAGTCCCTCTTCGAAGACGGGAATGTGTCCCGCGTTCTCCGGCCCCTGGACCTTCTGTGAGACTGATTCGGACAGCCGCTTTTCCGCCTTCGGGCTGAGCGTGCCGGGGTGCTCGAGGGCCATGCGCGGGGTGAGGCCGTTTTTCGCCATCGCGGCCGCCGTGCGATTCGCCCCGAGCGCCGCCGCAATGTCGTCTTTCGCCAGTTGGATCAGCCCCACGCCGAGACGGGAGGGCATTCGAAACACCTCACTGAGGTTGAGATAGCGCGGCGGCTTTTGTGGTTCGCGGATCTCGTATCGCTGCGTGCGGCCGGAAGGGTCGGTCTGTCGCTTCAGCCACGCCGGATTGAGCGGGCGGAGCTGCTCGGGAGCACCGCGCCCGATGATCTCCGCGACCGCCTCCGGATAGAGGATGGCGATGCGGATCATCCATTCGCGGAACTCGTGGCCGAGCTGCTGGTCATTCGCCTGGCCATTCATCAGTTGCGCTACGGGGTGGTCCGGCAGTTCATCGCGGCCACGCAGCCGGCGCTTTCGCAGCACATCGAACGGCAGCAACCCCGCGTCTTCCGCGATGATCGCCACGCACGCATAGAAGGCGTCGTAGGAGAGGGCCGAATCGGGCGTGACGATAATCGAGCTTTGCGCCGTGCCGCCCCAGTACCGTTCGTCGTTGGGGTTGCCGGCGAGGTAAGAGCCGCGAGATTGGATCGCGCGTTCGAGGAGTCCGACCATCTGTTAGCGCCTCTTTGCCTGGGGGAGGGCCAGCCAGAGCGAGCCCGCGAGGAGCGCCGTCCCCGGCAGGATGAGCGCGAGCGGTGGAAATAGCATCCAGAGCCCCACTACGCTGAGCGCGGCGCCCACCAGAGCCGCGACGGTCGGGAGAGAAAGCAGACTGATAACCTGCTTACTCCCATTTGCCACTAGCGAAAGAATAGCACCGATACGGCTTGGCATAAATCCCACCTCCCAAATGGGTCAGACAGACAGAACTCCGCGTCGTTCATAGACGCTCGGGCCTTTCGGCGGCTCGGCGGTCATCGATACCGCCAGGGCGTTGAGGATGGCGGCGATCGGGTCGATCTTCTCAGGGCTTGTCTGCTTATCGATCCGCTTGTTGCCGCGGGCATCGATGTTCAGAATCACGTTGCTGGCAACCCACTCCAGCACCGGATGTCCGCCGTGCCGGACGCCCTTGACCTGGAGCAACCGTTCGAACTCCTCCACCACGGCGTGGAGGTTCTGGTTGGTCTGCGGCACCTTCTCAATCGTGACGCCCTTCTGTTCGAGGTCCGCGCGAAACTGGATCGCCTGCCACGGGTCGATGCCGGAACTGACCACCTGATACTTCGCCCGCATCCGCTCGTCTTCCGCCTCCACGAAGTCATAGTTCAGGGTCTCGCCCGGGGTAAGGGTGATGAATCCCTCATCGGCCCACTGGCGATACGGGACGCGGCTGGACGCGGCGAGCTGGTCGATGCGGGCTTCGGGCAGGAAGATGCGGATCTTGATGTCGATGGCGTCGGTGTCGGGGAAGATGTAGGCCGCGGCCGTCAGGTCGTTCACCGCCGAGAGGTCGTAGCCGGCGTAACACAATCGCCCCTTGGTTTTCTTCGGGCTGGCCTGGAGCCGCCACACTTCCGGCCGAATCCATTGCACCTTGCCCGATGTCCAGATGCACATGTTGAGGCGCTTCACGTTGTCAGCCTTGGCGGGCATTCCCTTGGCCTCGTTCACCTGGCCCCGGATGTACTCGATCCCGGGCGTGACTTCGAGCGAGGGGTTGGCCTTGATCCACGTCGATTCATCGGTCCATTGATCGCAGTGCGGACAGTCATCGATTGGCATGTCCTTGCCCTCAGCGATGTGCGTCTCGCACAGGTCAAGCTGGCAAACGTAGGCGAACCACTCCTCATCGAGCAGCGCCCCGGTCAACACCTTTCGGCTGTATTCGAGATAGCGCCACGCCACCGAACGGCGGTCCTGTCCCGCATTCGTCGGCATACAGATCAGCGGTTGGCGGCGGCGCTTCGTGCCCGCCTGGAGGAACTCGACAACATCGTCTGAGGTCGCCACATGGATTTCGTCCACCAGCCCGAAGTGAGGCCGCTTTCCGTGAAGGTTGCCCGCCTCGCTCGATAGCGTCTGGAAATAGGAGCTTTCGAAGGTGATGCCGTGTTCGGTGATATGCACCAATGGTGCAATCTCCGGGGACTTCCGCGCCATCGCCTTGGCGTCCTTAAACGCGAGCGCAGCCTGCTCTCGCGTTGTCGCCGCGGTGTAGACCTGGGCGCCGGGTTCGCCATCATCGATCAGCGCCTTAAGCGCCATGCCCGCAAAAAGTGGCGTTTTCCCAGATCCCTTTCCGGTGAGGACGAACACCTTGTGAAAGCGCCGGTAGCCCTGATGGTTGACCCAGCCGTAGATACTCCCGACGACGAACATCTGCCAGTTGAGCAATTCGAAAGCGACGCCATCGAGGTCGCCTTCGTAGTGGCACAGCTTTTCTTCGAAGAAGTCGAACGCGCCGTGAGCCAGTTCCTCATCGAAGTGGTACGGGAACCCGTCAGTGTTCTGTCGTTCGAGGTCTCGCAGATGACGCGCCCCGGCCAGCCGCACCATCTCCCCGGCCACGATCTCCCCGGAGACAACCTGCCGCGCGTAGCGGGTCACCGGGTGTTCGGGCTTCGGAGCGCGGCGGCGGGTTGCGGTGGTCAATCTTCATCCTCGCACCGCCCCACCCACGGAACGCTCTCTTCACCCATGAACAATGCCTCAGCGTGGCCTGCCGTCGTTGTCTTTCCCGTCAGGACGTACCGTTCGGCCTGAATAGTGTTCGCCTCCACTTCCGGGCCAGCATCATTCCTAACCCACTGCCAACTGGTCTCCGGGGACTCCCAGCCCTCCAACACGATCACGGTTCCGTCGCGGGAACCACCGACCAACTCGGCTGTCTTCACCGCGCCGCCCTCCGTTCCGCACGCTTCGCTTCCAACGTCGCCGCATCGGCGCCAGTCTTCGGACGCGCCGTCACCTTACCCGCACTCGCCGGGTCCAGGCCGAACCGTCCGCACATCGTGAAGTAATGACTCGCCGCCGTCGCCGCGATTCGAATGGCTGGGTTCGGCTTCAACCCGTAGTCCGTCATGGTGATCTGCCCGTGCGTCTCGATGTTTAGTTGTGCCTCGCACCATTGGCCGTACCACCAGCACCCGAACGCCAGTTCACTCTCTGCTGTAGCCGGGAAAAGCCCCTGATCAAGGAGCATCCGCGCCAGCCGTTCGTACTCCATTGACGCCGGCCCCGACAGGTTCGGCGGCGCCTCTTTGTTGCCAGGCGGGAATACCGGCTCGCTCTGTGATACACGGCTCTGTTCCAGCGTCCCCTGGCGTTCTTTTACCGCGGTTGGGAGTCGCGGGCGTCCTGCGTCAGCCATTGTTTACCCCTATTTCCAAATTATGCGCCGGCGTGCGAAAGCCA